GAAACCATGGAACATTGCCTCAGCGTTCGTGATTGTGACATCATTCGAGCCGGCGTTGTCATACACAACATCGGCGGTGTCAAACCGCACAATCCCACCGGTTTCGACTGTGATCGCAACACTGGTGTCGAGGGTTTCACGGGCGTAGTTGCCGCCAGTGATCTCGTTGTCTATGTCATCGACGAAGTCGTGGGTCTCGAAGTTCGGGGTATGAGTGTCAGTCACCAACCCGGCATAGTTATCGACCGCTTCCCAAGACTCAGCCAACGTATTAATCAACAGTTTTTCCATAGTGAGGCAATACAGCCCCGAATCGACAGCCATCAGTTCTCCTTTGTTGTTTCGTTGATTCTATCCGCCAAAAGTCTCAGGTCCCGGTTCTCGAGCCGCTCCGCCTCCGCATATAGCAGACGCAACACATCCCCTCTATGCAGCCACTTGTGCAACCCACCCCTACCGTTCGGTAACGCATTCAACGTCATCATCTTCACCCGGGTGGGACGTTTCGGGGTCAACCCCAACAAATGCCGCCACCCATCCGCCGGCAAAATCAGCGTGTCCGGTTCTGGTTCCGGGACGGGGCGAAGCAACGGCACACTCATCAGCGGTCGCTAATCCTCATTTTGGCTTTAATGGGTTGCGGCGTAGCTACCGCGGCGACGCGGCCTTCGGAGTCTTCGACATGCCACCCAGCCGGGCGGCCTTTCTCGTCACGGACCCGGGTTGCTTTCACTTTGCCCTTGTTTTTGCTTCTACTCATCGTTCTCGGTTTCCTTCAATTAGCGGAGGGTGGCCCCCCCTGCCCAGTTGGCGAGGGGGGAGCTGGTAGCAGTGGGGCACCAACCAGACCAGGGGGACCACCGAAGCCACCCGGGTTTAAGCGTTCGGTTGCGGCAGGTTCTGCGGTGCCCGCTGCACACGCAACTTGCTCGCTACCGCGAACGACGCCCCGATGTGAGCGGTGCCGGGATCATCCGAATTGAGTGATACCCATTCGTACCCGTCCGATAGCTGATCGGCGTCCACTGACGCAACCTGCACCAACACTTCGTTAGCGTCGTCCCAGTCAGCATCGGTCACGGTCGCCGCAGCGGTCTGCGTCACCCGGGTCCATGTTTCGTCACCATCAAGGGTTGCTTCTTCCTTTTGGAAGTATTCGTCGATGATGGCGAGATTCGTGGAGGTTCCAGCAGTCGCGGCGGTGTGTTCCTGCAAAGTGAACGTCGGAGCCTCAGCAGCCGTCCCAGTCGCAAGATAGACGTAGAAGGATACGCGGCCGTAATTTTCCATGTTGATCCGGGCTCCGGTCGCGCCGGCGGTCCCTAGATCCACAGGGGTCCAACCACACAACACATCGAAGTCGTTGCCTAAGCCTTTCGGAGCTGGCATATCGATTCTCTCTTTCCGGCCGCAGGGGGTTTAGTGCCTGCGACCCTAGTAGCGGGACCCCGGGGGTTTCACTGCCCGGGGCCCCTTCGGGCTAACCGGTCGCCTTAGGCGGTGGCTAGTTGAACATAAGGGGACAGCGTCGCGGTCCCGTTCTTGGGTGTCACTGCCGACTGCACCCAGGGGCGCCCGTCGACACGTTCAATGATTCGTAGCTCGGTTTCGTCGTTCATAAACCTCGAGTGTTCCGAGGAATCGATCGAGATGGCTTGCCGGTCGCCGATCAGGTAATGACCGAAATCAATAAACGAAATGTCGCCCTGGTCATTCAACGCCGCGGCCTTCTCAGTGATGATCAACGGTCGACCCAGAATCGACATGGTTGGGGCACCGGAAATATTGCCGACCTGCACAATCCCGGCGGCGGAACCACCAACATTCTCGGTGCCGGCCACGTTGGAGATGACGTGTGTCATGCCCAACAGTTCGGGGAGGGTTTCTTGGTTAGCGACCCAAACCGCCCGGTTAAGCGACTGCGGCAGCATCCGCGCATACATGGCGTAAATATCAACCGACTCGATTTTGGATGCGGTTTGCCGTGAGGCAGCTACCACTGCCGGCGAGTTGAACACACCCAACGGCTGTCCGACTCCGGTGCCGTTAATGAACGCGTCATCCTCGTAATACGCCAATCCGGCGGGAACGGTTTGGAGCAGCCACGAACCCAAAGCCGAAGCATCGTTCCACAGCTCATTCGGGACCCGAGCTCCACCGGTGAGTTTCTTCGCCGACAACTCGACCCGCCCGAACTTGGCTTCGGTAGCGGTGATCGCCGCGGACTCCTCAGTCCAGTAAAACACCATCCCACCAAAAATGGAGGACGCATGCGAGGTGGAATCCACAAACGGGATTTTCTGCGTCAACGTCGACATTGTGATCACCGTCGCACGCGGACGAACCACAGCCATCTCGAGCGACAGTTGCAGGATCTCGGCGCGGGTCTGCTCAGGGATCAAGAATCCAGCCGAATCAGGATTACTTGACGCGTAAGCGTTACGGATCTCTTTCACCTTAGCGAACTTTTTTTCCTGCTCCGGTGACTGCGCAATATGCGAATTAATCAATCTGGCGAACTCGCCGATCCCGTTGGTGACACCATCAAGGGCGGCACCCGGCGCGGCTTTGTTATATGCCGCGTTGATTTGGGCTCCGGAACCAACGTTTGACAACACGACTTCGGTGTCGTCCTGGTCGGGCCGGTCAGTAGCGCCATGATCCTTCAACATTTCAGTAATGGACGCTTGCACCTGTTCGGAGATTTGGTTAGCGATGTCCCCGGACTTGTCTACCGCCGCGGCGTAGTTGGTAAGAAACTGTTTGGTCGAGTCTGCGTTGGCGAACACCTCGGCGCGGCGCTGATCGTCGGCGAGTAGTTCTTGTAGGGCTTCTGGTGAGTCAGGTATTGGCTGAGCCATTAGGCCTCCTTGAATAGGTCTTGGAATGGGTTGTGGGTTAACGGGTTTGGCCGGTTGAATAGGTCCCCGAAATCCACAGGTTCGGTTTCTTGGGTTTCTGGTTGTTCGGTTTCTGTGGGTTCCAAAACTTCAGCGGCGTCCATCATGGACTGTATCGCGGCGGTGTTGTCCGTCACCTGATCGTTAACCAGGTTCTCGGGCTCTTCGTCGCGGCTGGGGATCAAAACCTCATCCGCCAAGCCCTCAGCGACCGCTTCATCCGCGGTAAACCATGTTTCGGCTTTCATCAACGAACGAAACACCCCGGCTGACTTGCCGGAACGATCCGCGAATATTTGGGCGATCAAATCTGATTGTTTATCCAACAGATCAGCGTATTCACGCACTTCGGACCCGGACCCGATCGCGATGCCTTGCGCCTCATGAATCATCATTTGCGAGTGTTGCACCATACGCCGGGTGTCACCGGCCTGCGCAATCACCGACGCGATACTGGCAGCAATGGAGTCGACTTCGACTGTGACTGCCGCCGGGTGGGTACGTAAAGCGTTGTAAATGGCGATCCCACCAAACACGCTCCCGCCTGGCGAATTGATACGCACCGTTAAAGCCTCAGCATCCATAGCAGCCAAATCCCGTACCAGATCATCAGCGGTGACCCCCTCCCACCCAACTTCACCGTAAATAAACACTTCCGGAATGGTGTCTGCTTTGTTGGTGATGCGGTACCAGTCGCGGGAGGTCGCTGCGATATGCCGCAGCGCTGCACCGTTAGAGATCATCGCCTAATTCCTCTTCTTCGCCTTCTTCGCTTTCTTCGGCGGCGGTGCCGGGAATCTGCCTGCTCGAAACCCGCGCGACCGGCCGTTCATTGAACTTCACGATCGGTAACTCGAACGCCTCGAGTGTTTCGGTTTCATCAAACCCTAAATCAATATAAGCCTCAGCCGCCTTCAAATTCGCTAACAAATCTCGGCGTTGCGAGTCGCGGTCATCGGGGCTGGGGTCATCAAAATCAAACCACAAACGCCTCGTAGCCTGCTTCCCCTGCCCCCCAAACTTCGGCAAAAAATCCGTGTTCAATGATTCACGGATCCGCCTGAGCCTGGGTTTAATCACCCGCTCGGCGAACACCAAATGCTCCGCCTCATGCGTCGCCCTGTTACTGGCAGCCTCCGACCCCATCATGGAGCGGGGGAACCGCCACGCCTCCCGAATCGTCTCCTTCGAAAACTGGCGCAAATCAACAAACTCCATATCCCGCCTGGTATAAGACACCGGATCGAACTTAACCTGCCCCTCCAAAAACCCGACCCGGTGCGCATTCGCCGATCCCCGATGCTGCTCCCGCCAACGCTGCATCAACTGCTGAAAATCCTCGTCGGATAACGTGTTTTCTGAGTGGATGATCCCGCCCGGCATCGCCCCATTTGCAAAAAACACAGCGTTGTATTTCGCCGCGTTCGTTTCGCCGGCCAGATCGTAAATCAAGCTACCGAGAGGGGAGAGCCCGCGGTAAGGGGTCATCGGGTTCTGCCGCTTATTAAAAATCACTTCGTCCAGCTCGAGCGGCGTAACCTCGCTGCCGAGCTGGTGCACATAACCGGAAATAAACTCTGTCGGGTGCTGCACCGGACGCATACGATCCGGACGAATAGGCCACAACTCCAACGGCCACGGACTAGTGACCCGCCGCCCATTAAGCTCCGAGTCGTTGGCTAACACCCACCACCATTCTCCCGTCAACTCGTAATGCTG